CCAGGATTGTTTTTGTTCGCTTGCCATAATTAATGGGAGGTCGTGTGTTTTTGCTCCGTCTCCGTGGCTAAATCCTATAAGTGAATTACCGTATTTATAATATTTTCTGTGTTGAGGTTTTGCGTCCACCACTACATTTTTGTCTTTGTTAAAGTACGCTTTTAGGGTGTGTGCTAAATGAAAACCGGATTGATAGTCGTGATTGCTCATTGAGTGTATTGCGTCTACTGGTGCTATCGTTCTCAAATATTCAACGCACCATATATATAATTCTAATGCTTGATTAAAGTGTTCGTGCCATTTACCGATAACGTCTTGTCGTGTTCCTTTTGTTGTGGTGTTATAAACATTGTCTACGTGCAGCACATCATTTCCTATTGCGAATAAAATACGATCTATTGGAAATCCGGCGGCTAATTCTACTATTCCTTGTACTCCCTCTGTTACTCGCTGTTTTGCTATTTCTATATTGTAGTCTTCGCCGGTTTCTATTTTGCTTGCGTATTTTCCTATGTGGATGTCGGCTGGGTTTATAACTAATAAGTGTTGGCTATCGTTTTTTTTGTATTTTATTTTGGGTTGTGTAGGAGCGTGTTTTTTTACTGTTTCTGTTATTTGGTCCAGGAAACGCTGGCGGTTGAATTCGTCGGTTTTTGCGTTTATACTAAATTTTTGAGATTTGTACCAGTAATAATTTACCGAGTCTATCGGTATTCCTTGTTCCTGGCATTCTTGTTCGAGTGCTTTGTGGCTTTCATGGTCTGCAAGTATTTTTTTTATTTCGTCTTCACTTAAATTTTCAAAACTCATTTTTTTGTTTTTTCTATTGTTCGTCCTACAAAATATGCACCGTAAACTGAAAGCAGCAGCGTGTTCCATATCGGTGCGTATATTGGGTTTAGTGTAAAGTCGCCAATATTGCCGTCTGCAAAACTTATACTTGTAAATATTAAGGTTAAAAATATTAGCGTTGCTGGTCTAATGTTTTTTGATAACACATTGTCGCTTGCCATATCTGCTTTCCATCTATCTGTTACGGCGTGCGTTGCTGCTTTTTGTCCCTCGTTTAATAATTTTTTTAGCTGGCGTTCTGCTTCCAGTCGTTCCTCATCTGTAGTTATTGTCTCGTCGAGTATTCCTTTTGCGTTACTAAATAGTCCCTTAAAAATTCCGCTTAATATGTCCATATTGTGTTTTGTGGTTTATCTTTGTCTATGTCGCAGTGTATAAAAAATTGGCTAATTCCTACACGGTTGAAACCGGCATATAATAATCCTTTTAATATCTGCATTCTTTGTGGTCCGTTTTCTACGGCTATGTCTGCTGCAAGTCCTTTTATGTGGCTGCTGGTCATACTGGTTTTGTATCCTTTGTCGATTAAATACTGTGTGTGTTTTTTGGATCTGTAACCACTTGTTATTGTGTAGCTGCATTTTGAGTGTTCGCGTGCTATATCTAATTTTTTTATTAATTCGTGGCTTACTTTGCTTCCGCTTCCTGGTGTGCTTTTGCAGTCAAATTCTGAAATATTAAAATATTTGTATTTTTTTTCGTTCATTTTATTAATGCTTTCTGTCCAGGTCATTAAATTAAAATTCATTTATTTTTTTTTAAAAAATTATAAACGCTGATAAATATTGTAATTAATAATAATAAAATTTTTAGTCCGACTTCTATGTTGGTTAGTGATATTGCTAACACTGTAATGTTTAAAGGTATTATTTCGAGGAGTTTCATTTTTCTAAATTTTCAATGTGTTTTATTATTAATTTTAAAATTTTAACGACCGATTCGTAATCTCCGGACATCATTGCGTCTTCTATGTCTATCTGTAGTTTTTCTATTTCGTTTTTTATCATACTTCTTTTTCTTTTAAAACTATTGTATAGTTGGCTCTGAAATTTCCGCCGGTATTAGAGACTCCTTTGAATGCTGGCAGTATAACGTCTCCGGCTGCAATAGTATTATTGGCTGATAAATCTATTGCTGCTATTGGTCTTTGGCTGTAGTTGCTATCCGGACCAGCAGAATTGTCCGCTTCTGCGTATGCTATTCTTGTAAAATTTTTTGTAGCGTTATCGTTATAGGTTGGTGTTGCTTTAAAAAGTGCGACTGCTGACTGTAAATTTCCGACTCTGTATGTGGTTGCTCTTATTCCTACAACTATGCATAGTCTTGGTATAACGATTCCGGTGGCTTGTATTTGTGTGGATATATTATTCATTGTGGTTCCCTCGTCGCTGGTCACTGTATTCCAGGAGTGATTGCTTATTCCGCTACTTGAAAATGTCGTCCAGGTCCTTGCACATGCGGCTTGGCTCGAAAAATTAATATAACTATAACGGTCTATATTGTCGTATGCTTTCCTGGCGTATAAATTGACCGCAACATCCGGCAATAAAATAATTGATCCAGCTGGTATTTTTCCTATGTTATTTAGATCGTATTCGTCGCCGACTCCGGCTTGTATTCTTAATGTGGTAGTTCCAATTGGGCAGTCTGCTGTTGCTTTTGTTCTGTACATTCGACCTCTTGGTGTTTGTACAAATAAAACTTCATTTATATAAATATGGACCTGGAGTGCCATAATTGTCAATGAGCTACCGCCGGCTGCAACATCTGCTGTAATAGTTGAAATTTGTTTATATCTATATTCTGTTGCCATTTTTTATTACATTGAGTATGGTCCTTGTTCCCATTCTGTTTCTTGTACTTCTGTATATACATTTGTTATTGCAGATGGATCAAAAGTTGTTTTATAAAATTCTCCTTGCACTTCGTCTTTGTTTGCTATAAATTTAAAACCATTCATTATCATGACTGGATTTCCGCTTTCGGTTTTATCTGTTATTGCTGTGAATGGAGTAAATTTATCAGTGCTTGTTATTACAAATTTGTATTTTGTTTTTTCTACAAAGTTGCGTTGACCGCTATAGTGTTGTTCTGTTAAAATTTGAGTTATTCTATCTTGAGTTCCGGTTTGCCAGGCTTGCCAGTCTTCTTCAACTGTATTTAACCAGCTACTTCCATTGTAGATTCTTAATCGTCCCCATGATGGTACTGTTGTTGTTGGTCCGTCACCAATTCTTAAATTTGGCAATTCTATAGTTTCGTTTGCTGTGCTGTTTGTATCTGATGTTACAAATTTTCTTTCAAATGGCGTTTCTCCATCTGTAGTGTATTGTATTCTTGATGGGTTTGCTGCTGTGTGTGCCATAATTTGACAAGCGTATTCTACTGTTCCGGTTGGTCCTCCGTCATCTGTATATGGGTTACCTTGTATAAATCTAATAGCTACTTTTAAATCGCCGCTTGTTGGTAGTTCGGCTGTATTAAATGTTACATTTGTGTATCCCCATACGTTACTCGCGTCCATAAAAAACAAATCATAAACCGAGGACATTGAGACATATTCGCTTATGGTTTGTGTTGTGGTCCATTCTCCGTTTGCTCCGTCCCAATAATAAGATCCAATTTTAAACATATAAACCACGTTTATATAATCTAATAAACCTGCAAATGCATTTGGTGGTGTTCCGGCTGGTGCTGATGAACCGCTCACTTTTCTTTGTTTTATTTTATGTACTACGTCTATATATGCACCTCCGGCTTCAACATATCCTAAATCTGCAAGCGTTGTTTCAATGTTTGAGATATTAGTGTATTCGGTTAATGGTAGAGCGTCTGAAAATAAACCGGCGTTTGTCCAGTTTCCATAAACTGCGGATGTTTGTTTTATTGGTGGATAAAAGCTGGTTGTTCCGCCGCTTAATTTTGTTAGTGGTTCACTGTCTGTAGCGTTTCCTAAATCTATCAATGTGTTGCTGGTAGGCATTGTACCGTTTCCTAATTCTGCACCGGTAATATCCATTCTTCGGTAGTAGTGTAGTGTGCTATTGTTAAACCACATATCATGATGTACTACATAAAAAAAACCGTTAGCTTGAAATATGCGAGCTCCGAATGCTTCGAGTATACTTTTTAATGTGTCGTATGCGGATATTGATTCTGTTTTGACCGGATCGTTATCCTCGTATTCTATGTCTCGAAATGCGTTAGGGTATAATGCAGAATATTCCCAGGGTGAGTTTGAGGTTGCCGGTGTTGGCATTGAGTTTTCGTACCAGTGTATCATTTCGTATAAAAATGTGCTACCTCCGGTATAAAAAAATTGTGTGCCGCCGAGGTAGTATTCGAGCATATTTACAAATATATGTCGTACTGTGTATAATGAGTTGAGGTTTCCAACGCTTCCATTATAAACATCTCGGTCAAATGGTATATCTTTCATTAATGATAAACCGTCTGTTGCTTTTAATTTAATTTTTTTTGGATAGTCTTCGTCGGTCGCTGTCATTATATCTTGTAAAAGTACGCCGTACCAATATGGGGAGTAGCTTGTTCCGGAGTCAGTGCTTCTTGAAACCTTGACTTTGTAGTGTCCTTGTGATTTACTGTTAAAACCGTTATAAAAATTAAAAACTGATCCGGTTGGTCCTGGTATATACATTTCAAATTCCAGGGTGCTTTCTTTTATTGGATCGTATCGTTCTTTACCCTCTCCTTTGTATGTGAGTATAAAACCGTCCGGTCCTAAATCAAAATTTATACCTACGCCAGTTCCTCCGGTTTCTGCATAAATTTCTATTTTATATTGTATGCCGTTTTCGCTTTTAAATTCTGATTTTAAATCTACCGTTCCGAGTGCCATTATCTACCTTGTATTATTTCTTGTCTTTTGTTAATTAAGTATATGTCTTCTCCTCTGATTTCTCCCTCTACGATTATTTTTTGAGCACCAGCACCTTGCATAATACCACTTAATTTTGATAATGGTGCGATAACTTCCGGATCGCTTTTTGCTCCGAGGTTGTCTCCAACTATTGCCGTCGTTGGTCCGTATGCCAGTCCTCCCTCTGCTAATGCTGGTAGTGGTGTGCTTGCTATTGTTGCAATTTGTACCGCTCCTAATGCTGCGATAATTCCAGCTAATATTGGATTTCCTATGTTTTGTGCTACTGCTGTTGCTACTCCTACTACTGCTTGGAATATTGCCATTGTTTTTTCTGCTTTGGCTTGTTTCAATTGTAGCAATTTTTTTTTCTTTGCTATTTTTTCTTCTAATGCAGCGGTTTTTTTGGCTTTGTCTTCTTCTGACATTTGGCTTTGGTCTATCCTTTCTTTTTCTCGTGCAAATTCGTTATCTAATTCCATTGCTTTGTTTGCGAAATGTTGCGACATTATTTCTCCTATTCTCTGAAATGCTACGTCTGTGTATTCTGTTATAGCGTCCATTGTTTTAACGTATTTGTCTGCAAAACTTTCTATTCCGTCTGTGCTTGGATCTGTTGTTCCTCCATCTCCTCCGGTTGTACCTCCTCCTCCGGTTCCCCCTCCTCCAGTTCCGCCGCCGTTATCAGTTGCACCGCCGCCGCCGCTAAATAAACCGGTAAGTTTATTTTTTACTTTATTAACCATTTCACCGGCTTTATCGACTACTGCGTCTATGTCTGCTTCGGTTATTGGTTCTATTGGGTTTTTACCTTTTATATTATCAAATCCGGTTTTAAAATTTGCGGCTGTTGTTTCTCCTAATTCCTGGGTAGCTTTTGCCAGGTCTTCATTATTGGCTGGATTAAATGTATCCGCGAGTGCGTCTTTTGCGTCTGATAGTCCTTTCGCTAATGTGTCTATATCTAATGTAAATACACCTTTTATAATGTCTCCTATTCCTCCAAATAATGAGGTAAAATTTGAAACAAAACCTTTTATAAGTGCTATTCCAGCCATTACAAAAAATTTAATATTTGCAAATGCTTGTTTAAAAACAAACGCTATCGTTTCTACAATCATTCTAAATCCTATCGATTCGTTGTATAAATCGATAAAATAATTTATAACATCAACTAAAGCTTTTTTTACTACGTCCCAATTCTTGACCACTAATACCGCACCTCCAACAATTGCGGCTACTGCTATTCCAACTGGTCCAGCGATTGCTGCAAAAATTCCGGCTAACGTTCCCCCTAAAGATAAAAGTGGACCGATTCCGGCTGCGAGTGCTGTTAAACCTACAACTAACGATTTTGTGCTGTCGTCCATTCCCATAAAACCGTCGACCAGCTTTGCGACAAATTCTGCGGCTTTTATTGCGATTGGTAGTAGTTTGGCTCCTATTTCTGCTGCTGCAAGTTTTAATTTATTGAATGATTTTTCTAATTTGAAACCAGCGGTTTGGCTTACTGTATTAAATCCGTCTTCTACAAATCCGGTAGATTGTGATAAATCGTCCAGGACATCTTTGTATGTTTCTGTTTGGTTTCCTAATACACCGAGTACTCCTTTTAATGCTTGGCTCTTGCTAAAAAATTCCGAAAGGTCGACATTGTTGTTTTCAAACGCTGTTTGCATTTCTATTAATGTCGCTTGTAGTCCCTGGCTTCCGAGTTTTTCTCTCAATCCCTCGACTGTCATTCCTACGCTTGCAAGTGCTTTTTCTTGCTTTGGTGTGATTTTAGCAAACGACATCATTATTCCGGACAGTCCGGTTGTTGCCGAGTTTGCGTCTCCGGTTGTTTTGGTGTATGTTGAAATCATAGCACCGAGTTCCTCAAATGATATTCCTAAATTTGACGCCAGTCCGAGTTGTGTTCCGAGTACGCTTGCTAAATCGGACGCTTCAAACATACCGGTTTTAACCATTCCTCCGAATATGTCGAGTGCTTCGCTGGCTGATAAAACATCAGCACCGTATGCGTTTTGTGCTGCGGCTGCAACTTTTGCGAGGTCTGTTTGTTCTCCCAGTCCTATTGCTACTCCTTTGCTGACCGCTTCCAATGTTTCCATTGCGTTGGCTCCTTTTAGTCCGGCTGATGTTAAAAAGAATAAACCGTCGGCAAGGTCGGCTGGTGCTTGTGCGGTTTGACCACTTAATTTAAGAACATCTTTTCTAAAAGCATTGACTTCGCTGGCTGTTGCTCCGACCAAGGTTTGTATCTTGGTCATATTTTTATCAAAGTCGATAGTCATTTTTGCTCCGGCGGCACCGATTGCAACGAATGGCATTGTAATGTTTCGCGACATTGATGATCCGATTCGTTTCATTTGTCCGCTTACTCGCATTAGCTTTTTTTGTGCCATTGTGAGTGCGGTGTTAAACTGACCGGTTTGGAGTGCTAATACAAAACTAATCCTTTTTTTTGCCATTATCTATTTTTTTATATAGTTGCACTGCGTATTCCATCTGTGCTTTTATTTCATCTTTTTTTATTCGTTCTTCTTTGGCTGTTTCCCAAGGAAATTTAGCCAGGTCTTTTGGTTGTAATTTTTTACCTTTTTTCATATGCGGTTGCAATACAAAAGTTGCAAGCCATCGCGTTTGTTCCCAGCTTTCCTGGGTGCGTTGCTCTTGTTTTTTATAAAATGCTTTTTGCATTAAAAAAAATTGTCGCGGCAACAAATCCCAAAATTCGGACGGTTTAAGTCCTATCATATAAGCTGTGGTTTCTAAATCTACCCAGCTTATTTCGTTTTGGGAGCTCGTTTGCTCCCCTTTACGTTTCCCTTTTTTGGCTCATCTACATTATATTGATTTGCAAATACTGCCATTATTTTTTCTATTGCTGCTTCGTCTTCGTCTATTAAATCTGCAACATCAAACGGTTCTAATTCAAACGGTTTTTTTGCTTTCCTTGCTCCGTCTTTTAGTCCGCTCCAGCATAGTGCGATCGCGTCTTCTATGGTCATATCCATTCCTAAATTTCCGAGGTCGTTTATTTTTTTGTTTGTCAATTTTGTGTAGTCCATTAATGCTGCCATTCCAAATCTACAAGGGTAATCTTTACCGTTTATCAGTATAATTTCGTATTGTTTTGCCATTTTTTTTTATTATTTATTTGTTGTTTATTATTTGTTTATTAACTATTTATTGTTTATTGTGTTCCTTTTTTGCAAAATTTAGGCATTTTTGCTAATGCTTTATTTGGCGTTTACGCTGCTTCTGCTTGTTTTAAGGTGTTCGCTGGTATGCTTACTTTCGGTATGTTCCGTTCTTTTAACACGAGCGATTTACTCGATAACAAAATTTGCGTTTTTTTGCCATTTTAGGAGTTTCGACAGACTTGGATAAATTTCCAAATCTGCCGTTTTTCTCCGTTGAGTACTCCTTTTTATTATGGAGTTGTCTCTGTTAATGCACCGGTTCCCTCAAAAGAACAGCTAAATGTTACGCTGTCTTCAAGTGGTGAGTCTAATGAAATACTTGTTATATAAGCACTTCCGCTATAGTAGTAGTCTCCGGAAGCTGGTGACGCTCCAAGACTAAACTGTAAATCTACCGCAGTTCTTGCTGCTAACTTTGTAAACAAATCTTTAAAATCAAATTGCGTATTATCGTATGCGTGGAAACCTTCCGCTTCCATTGTCCATGATTTTGTTGCTTCCAGTAGTTGTCTCCATCCAGCACTTTCTTTATTTGTTGTTTCTCGCGTGTCCATATTTATGGATAAATTTCCGCTTGTTGCAAATGCGATTGGTGTTTTTGTTCCAGATACATCTACATAAAGTACGAGTTGCGTACCATTTAAAATTCCAGCTGTTGCCATTTTGTTTTAATTTTTATTGTTAATTTTCTATTTTAGGGTTCTGTAGAGACGCTTTTTCTGTTTTGATTTGTCTCTTTGCTTTTTTATCTGTGTCTTCAATCAGACCGGCTTTTTTTAATGATTCCAGTCTTTCTTTCATTACTTCTATTTCACTTCCTTTCTTGATCGTCTTTCCTGGGAATACATAATCTCTTATTAATGTAACTTTTACTTTTTCCATTTTTAGTTGTTTTTAATTCTAAATTCGTATAAATGCGTTTTTGTGTGCGTTCCGTCTTTCATTATACTATCTTCAAACGCTTGTGATTCGTCTTTAAAATAAATTAGTTGTGCTGTTATTCCGTTTACTGTTATACCTTTTCTGTAGTCTAATTGTGTTCTAACTGCTGTTGCTAAATTATTTAGTCGTTCATAATCAAAATGCAACATTGTTATTTGAACCTCGAAAATATCTAAAGTTGACGGACCGTTTTTTGTGTTTTGTGGCGTCGTGTTGTTTGTTGTATATATAATCATTGGCGGTTTTTTTCCTGGTGATGCTTGTCCTGGGAATATATTAGATTCATTTCCCATTTGTCCGGTAATAGACGAGTGGTTTAACATTGCAAATATTATTTCTCCTGGGTGTTTCATTATCCAAAATTAAAACCGTTTTTCAAACAGCGTTTCATTATTATTGTTTCTAATTCTTTTTTAAAATTATCATATACAGCGTTTTCGCTTCCGGCTAAACTATCGAGCATATTTTCTGCTTGGAATTTAGGTCCTTTTTTTCGCTTTTTTCCTTTTGCTGTTCTACCTAATGTGAAACCGTGTTCTAAAAAATAAAAATAAAAACCGGATTTATCTTTGCTTTTAAATGCTCCTTTTACTCTTGGTCCTACGTATACTGCTATTCCCTTTTTTTTAACTGGTATTGCTGCTATTGATTTTCGCATTTGACCAGTGTCGTCTAATTTGCTATTTTTTATTTCATTTCGCAATTCATTAACCATTGGCTTTGCGGCTTTTTTTAATGCCATTCTTGCTATTCGCTCCAGGTTTTTATCATCTTTTGGTGATAACTTTTTTAACGCACGTCGAACATCAGCAAGTTCTTGCTTGTTCCATCCTGGTTGTCCGTATGTCGTTCCTCTTGCCATTATTGTGTTGGTTGTGCTTTTGCTAATATTCGCAGTCCAGCGTTTCTGTTTATTATTTGTATGCTTGTTATATAGTGTGTTGTACCGTCCAGTGTAATTTCGTTGTCTGTGTTAATTGATGAGTCGTATCGCGTCATAATTTCTACTGGTTTTTCTGCTATTAACGCTTCGGTTTCAAATCCTTTTTTGCCGGCTAAATAATTAACGGCACACCATCTTTGCGTTGTACTTCCGGAGCTTTCTAATGCTTGACCGTATGCGTTTTGAGTTCTTGCTGCTATTGTTTTAAAAGTCAGCAGTCTGTCCATTTTTCCAATTATCATATCTGTGTGTTTCGGTATGGTGTTAGTAAAAATTCAGACGCTTTTGGCATTTGATAATATATTCGGTCGGCGATTTCCTGGCGATTTTCGTAAAAATGACCGATAATTAATAGCATTGCTTGTAGGATTGCTTTTGGTACACCGCCGGTTGGTGTTGCTGTGACCACTGTTAAACGCACATTGTCTGGTTGGTTATCTGTGCTTGGGTAGTCGCTTGCTGTTTTTTTAACTACTCGACATGGGAGTGTTGTGCCGGCAAGATGATAATTGCTGCTGCTCCAGGTTGTGTCTGCTCCGTTGTTGTCAAAGTATTTGATATTTGTTATGCTTGTTATGTTGGTTATGTCCGGTATGATTATTGTGTCGGTTGCTGGGAATGTGTCATAGGAAATTTTAAACGTGGCAGCCGTCCATATTTGTCTTGTTTCTTTTTCTACCAGTTCTCTTGCTACGGTTATTAATGTTGTAATATAAGTATCGTCGTCGCTGCTTGTTACTCGCAAATGTGCTTTTGCTTC